CTCTTCGATGGTGAATCATTGTCTGAAGAATTCATGACCAAAGCTACCACCATCTTTGAAGCAGCTATTAATCAGCGCGTCAATGTTCTTCGCGAACAAGTAGTTGCTGAAGCCGCTGCTGTTGTTCAAGAAGAAGTCGAGACTGCAGTCAATGAACTAGCTTCTCGTCTTGATGACTACCTAGGGTATGTCGTTGAAGAGTGGATGGAAGACAACAAACTCGCAGTCGAGAATGGTGTTCGTACCGAGATCGCAGAGAACTTCATGGCTGGACTCAAGGAACTCTTTGAGACTCACTACATCGAAGTTCCAGAAGAGAAGTATGATGTTATCGATGGCCTCTTCGAAGAAAACGAACAACTCGAAACCAATCTCAATGAGCAGATTCAGTCAAACATCGAACTCAAGAAACAACTATTGGCATACGAAGCTGGTAACATCTTCGCTAATGTCTCAGAAGGTTTATCTGATGTCGAGGTTTCAAAATTCGCATCTCTCGCTGAAGGCGTAGACTTCGAAAGTCTCGATCAGTATCAAGAGAAACTCAACATTCTAAAGGGCAGTTATTTCAACACTGTTCCTACCACAAATAATATGCTTGTCGAAGAGACAACAAACAAACAAATCACTCAGAATATTAGTTCAAGTATGAACGCATACATGAGTACTTTGGATCGTATTGCTAAACAGAACAAAATCTAATTCCACACAAATAATAAGGAGATACAGAAATGGATTTTTCAACTACATCGTCGTATGACGTACTTACCGAGAAGTGGGAACCCCTACTTTCACATGACGCACTTCCCGTAATCGGGGATAGCTACAAGCGCAAAGTTACCGCTGTACTATTAGAGAATCAAGAGAAGGCTCTTCGCGAGCAATATCTTGTTGAAGCACCTGCCAATGCAATGGGTGGTAATTTTTCCGCTGGTCAAGTTGGTACAGCAAATTCAAACCTCGCTGGTTATGATCCAATCTTAATTAGCTTGGTTCGTCGTTCAATGCCAAATCTGATTGCTTATGATATCGCAGGTGTGCAGCCGATGACTGCTCCAACCGGTCTTATCTTTGCAATGCGTAGCAAATATAACTCCCAAGGTGGTCCAGAAGCTCTGTACGCAGAAGCCTTCTCTAAGTTCGGTGGTTCTGGTAGTACTTCTACTAACGCACCTTTCTCTGCAACAGGTGGTATTAATCCTGTTGGTACATCTGGTGGTGTTCAAGATGCAAATACCAGCCCAGTTGCAGGTATTCGCGAAAGTACCTATGACATCAGTGCATTCCGTGGAATGTTGACTAGTACTGGTGAAAATCTTGGTACTGTTCCTGGAAGCTTCCAGGAAATGGCATTTAGCATTGAGCGCATTGCAGTCGAAGCAAAGACTCGCGCTCTCAAGGCTGAGTACACAACCGAGTTGGCGCAAGATCTCAAGGCCGTTCACGGACTTGACGCTGAGAGTGAACTTGCTAATATTCTTAGCACCGAAATTCTCAACGAAATCAATCGCGAACTAATTCACACCATCTACCGTGTTGCTAAGACTGGTGCAACTCAGTCAGATCTGACTGCTGCTTCAACTGGTGGCGTTTACGATCTCAACACCGATTCTGATGGTCGTTGGAGTGCTGAGCGTTTCCGTGGTCTCATGTTCCAAATCGAACGTGAATGCAACGTAATCGCTAAGGAAACTCGTCGTGGTAAGGGTAACTTCATGATCTGCTCAAGTGACGTTGCAAGCGCACTCACAATGGGTGGTTTTATGAATCTTGCTCCTGCTGTGACTGCAAATCTTGATGTTGATGATACTGGTAACACCTTTGTCGGTGTTCTCAATAACAAAATCAAGGTTTACATTGATCCGTATGCCAAGCTTGGCGTTAACTACTGCGTAGTTGGTTATCGTGGTACATCACCATACGATGCTGGTATTTTCTATTGCCCATACGTTCCGCTCCAAATGGTTCGTGCAGTCGATCAGAATACCTTCCAGCCAAAGATCGGGTTCAAGACCCGTTACGGTATGGTAGCCAATCCGTTCGCAGAGAGCACCAACATCAATGCTCTAGCTTCTAATCAGTACTACCGTATTTTCCAAGTAACTAACCTACATGGTAATACCGGTTTCGGACTCTGATTTTAAGTAACTAAACTGGGGAGAAGATTGGGGAGAGTCGAAAGACTCTCCCCTTTCTATTTGGATAAATACTAATATGACAATAGATACCGATTTTCTAACAGACACAAGTAGACCAGCTACACATAATTACCTTAGCACTAATTATTTTAGATTGGCAATTAGTAGAGCACCAACGGTATCATACTTTGCTCAAGCAGTATCTCTTCCTTCTATTAATATCGCAGAACTAAGACAACCGACAATATTAAGTACCAATATTCCAGTTCCCGGAAATGCTTATACGTTTCAGCCATTACGAGTGCAGTTTTTAGTAGACGAGAGTATGCGAAGTTGGCAAGAAATCTATAATTGGATTAAAGCGTTAGGCAACTACACAGATTCTACTAATCATTTACCACATCATGACAAATATTCTGATATAACTTTAAGCATAACAAACAGTGCATATAAAGCTAAATTTGAAGTAGTATTTAAAAATGGATACCCATCAGCTTTATCTGAACTTCCATTTTCAATAACGGCAGTAGACAATGTTCCAGTATTAGCAACTGTAGATTTTACATACACATATTATGAATTCAAGGTATTGACTTCTTCTTAATTTGTGATATGATTGAATATTATGACATTTGATGAATTAAAAGAAATGATTAAGAAAGACATTTCTCTAGACGAGACTCAACTCGATAGGGAATCTGTACGAACACCTCAAATTCATAATAAGTATCTAATTTTCTTTATGGAAGAGAAGCTGTCTTTAACTCGAATGAATACAGAACTAGATAGTCTGAAGACTAAAAAGTGGCTATATTACAGTGGAAGAATGAGTGCAGATGAACTCAAAGAAAATGAATGGGAGCAGTTTGATCTACACGTTCTAAAGCAAGACTTAGATCGTTTAATCGAATCCGATAGCGCAGTGATTCGTCAAAAGATGAAAGTAGAATACCAAAAAGAAAAGGTAAGCTACTTAGAAAATGTTATCAAGATAATCAACAATCGACAATGGACAATTCGCTCCATTATCGACTGGACAAAGTTCACTAGTGGTCAGTAATAAATACTAGTATGTCCGATCTGGTAATTGAAGATCTAAATTCGGTTTACGTTAAAATAACATGCGAACGTGGTATTGCTAAGGAATTGAATCAATACTTCACGTTCGCTGTTCCGAATCATCAATTTACACCAGCATATAAAAACAAAATCTGGGATGGTCAAATACGGCTATTCAATCTATTCACGCATACGATATATGCTGGGTTGGTTGATTATGTTGTTAAATTTGCTAACGATAGAAACTACTCAGTTGAGCATCCAAACCGAGTAGATAAGGACTACACCGAAGATCAGATAGCAAAATACGTTGAAGAGTTTATAAAACCAACTGCGTTGGGAAAACGAATATCTGCACATGATTATCAAATACGAGCGATAACAGAAGCGATACAGAAGGAAAGAACTCTTCTTCTTTGTCCTACTGGCAGTGGTAAATCTTTAATAATATATTGCCTTAGTCGTTTCTTTTTGGATCACATAAAGCCAGAAAAGAAAATACTCATAGTCGTCCCAACAGTCGGTCTTGTCTCTCAGATGTATAGTGACTTCGAAGACTATTCAAAAGAAAACAAATGGTCGGTTGGTAGACACTGCTATACTATATCATCAGGCAAAGAAAAAGACACGCATAAGCGTGTTGTTATTTCTACTTGGCAAAGCATCTATAAAATGCCTAAAGAATTCTTTGATCAATTTGAAATGGTTGTCGGAGATGAATGTCATTTATTCAAAGCAAAGTCATTATCATCACTCATGTCGAAGCTGACTGATTGTCCTATTCGTATAGGAACAACAGGCACACTAGATGGAACACATACGCATAAATTAGTCATCGAAGGACTATTTGGAAGGGTACTTAATGTTACAACAACCTCTACACTCATTAAAAAGAATTTGCTGTCAGATCTCTCTATTGACTGTCTTCTATTGCAATACACTCCTGCAGATATTGAAGAGTCAAAGAGGATGTTATACAAAGAAGAAATCAAATGGCTAGTTTTAAACCGGAAAAGAAATGCATTTATTAAAAATCTTTGTGCAGGGCTTAAAGGAAATACTCTATTACTGTTCAACTTTGTAGAGCTTCATGGTAAGCCATTATATGAAACATTCAAACGTGATATAACTGACAAAGATATATTCTTTATTCATGGAGGAACAGATGCTCAGCAGAGAGAAGAAATTAGAAATGTTGTAGACAAACAAACTAATAGTATTCTAATTGCTTCGTATGGAACATGTTCTACTGGA